GTCCTTTAAGAATGATAGGTGGACAAGCCTTTCATGGTGGACAAAGCCGATATAGAATCGCTGCCAATTATGGAACTTCAATCTTTCAAGGTGACATGGTCGCTCAAGTCACAGGAGGCACTGTTGAAGTGCACGCTGATGGAGGAACAGTACCAATAGTTGGAGTGTTCAATGGTTGTAGGTTTACAGACCCAACCACGAAAAAGGAGACTTTTTCAAACTTTTATCCTGCAAGTACAAATGCTTCAGACATTGAAGCTTTTATTATAGATGACCCAAATGTTATTTATGAGATTCAATGTGATGCTGCATTTCCTATTGCAGATTTATTTGGTAACTTTGACATCGTATATACCACTTCAGGTTCTACTGTAACTGGTATTTCTGGTGCAGAGTTGGATGTAACAACAGGTGCAACTACTGCTGGTTTACCTCTGAAAGCGATTGATATATCGCAAGACCCAGAGAACAGCGATGTTAGTTCCGATGCAACCAATGTTCAAGTGGTTATTCAAAATAGCATATTTGGGCAAAAGGGTGCAGGATTAGCGTAAGGGAGATTAGATTATGGCTATTTCAAGAGCACAACTCGTTAAAGAGTTAGAACCTGGTCTTAACGCTTTATTCGGCATGGAATATGATCGTTATGACAATCAGCATACCGAAATATTTGAGACAGAAACTTCAGATCGAGCATTTGAAGAAGAAGTCATGTTAAGTGGTTTTGGTAATGCACAAACTAAATCTGAAGGTGCTGGCGTGGCATTTGATGATGCAAACGAAGTGTATACTTCAAGATATACAATGGAAACAATTTCACTTGCTTTTGCTTTAACAGAAGAAGCAATGGAAGACAATTTGTATGACCAACTTGGTAGAAGATATACAAGAGCGTTAGCAAGATCAATGTCTCACACAAAGCAAATCAAAGCTGCCGCTGTTTTAAACAATGCGTTTGATTCAAGCTTTACTGGTGGTGATGGTAAAGAGCTTTGTGCAACAGATCATCCTTTAGGTGGTGGTGGCACATTCAGAAATGAATTTACAGTTGCTGCAGACCTTAATGAAACATCATTAGAAAATGCTCTCATTGACATTTCACAATTTGTTGATGAAAGAAATATGATTGTTGCTCTAAGAGGTATGAAGCTTATTGTTCCACCAGCATTACAATTTGTTGCTGACAGATTACTTGAGTCAACATTAAGAACAGGTACTTCTGACAATGATTTAAACGCAATCAAGAACATGGGTATGTTACCAGATGGTTATACTATCAACCATTTCTTAACAGATACAGATGCGTTTTTTCTCAAGACAGATGCACCTAATGGTTTCAAGTATTTTGAAAGAACACCATTAAGCACAAGTATGGAAGCTGACTTCGATACTGGTAATATGAGATACAAAGCAAGAGAGCGTTATGCCTTTGGCTTTTCAGATCCAAGATGTGTATTCGGATCACCAGGTGCATAAACGAACAATTGTTCGTTTTTTACAAAGGGGTCTTTCCAGACCCCTTTTTTTTGTGTATACTTAAATTACCTTGACGAAGAATTAACTTCGACAACAGCCAAGACAAGGAGACATACATGGCTAATACAACATTCTCAGGACCTATACGTTCTGAAAGCACAATTAAAACTGTCAGCAAAAACTCAACTACTGGAACTATTACAGAGATAACTACTCTTGGTGACGCACCAGTAAGCTTATCTGATGGAGATGTAACTTTAACAAATGCTACACATAGTGGTAGAATTTTACTTGTTCCTGATGGATCACAAGATAATACATACACATTACCAGCACCCGTAGCTGGATCAGTATTTAGATTTGTTTACGCTGGTGGTGCAGCAGATGGAACAGATGCTATCATCGTAACACCTGGCAATACAAATTTTTATATTGGTAATATAACTTTTCACGATCAAGATGGTAATGCAATAAGTGCTGTTTTTCCTGATGGTAATTCAGAAAGTAGTTTTCAAATTAATGTTCCTCAAGCATTTGATATAACAATTGTTGGTAAAGATACAACAAATTATCAAATATTTGGCAGTGTTACATCAACAACAGCACCTGCTTTCGCTGATCAATAATAGGAGATATAAATGGCAGATACAGTTGCCTCTCAAACCTTACAGGATGGCATTAAGCAAGCTGTTTTTAAATTCACTAATGTGTCTGATGGTAGTGGTGAAAGTGCAGTAAAAAAAATAGACGTTTCCGCTTTATCTACTAATCAAAGAGGTCAAGCTTGCACTAGAGTTACGATAGATGAAATATGGTGGCAGTGTAACGGCATGAAAGTTCAAGTATTGTTTGATGCTTCAACTGACCTTTTGTGCATTGAGCTAGGTGAAAATCAAAGTGGACACCACGACTATTCAAGCTTTGGTGGTTTAGTAAATAATGCTGGATCAGGTGTTACAGGTGATATTTTATTTACCACAGTAGGACACTCATCAGCAGATACTTACACAATAACTATGAAAGTAAGAAAGAGTTATGAGTAATGGCTAGGAAGCCTGATAAACAGCCTCCTAAGACAAAAAAGTATTTCCGTTCCACAAAAAGTGGAGCGGGAATGACTAAAGCTGGTGTTGCTCGTTACAGGCGTGACAATCCAGGCAGTAAATTAAAAACTGCTGTGACAGGCAAAGTTAAGAAGGGTAGCAAAGCAGCTAAAAGAAGAAAATCATTTTGTGCTAGATCTGCTGGTCAAATGAAAAAGTTTCCTAAAGCAGCTAAAAATCCTAATAGTCGATTAAGACAAGCAAGAAGAAGATGGAAGTGTTGAATGACAAGTAAAGAATTATTAAAAATGTTGGAAAAACATGAATCAGTATGTAATGCTAGATTTGATGGCATTAATAATAAATTAAATAAATTAGATACCCGTTTGTGGGGAATATATGGAGTAATAATTGGTGTTGCAGTTCTTGAGAAGTTTTTTTAATGGTAATGGGCAGGGCACAAATGTCACGACAAGTGTCAAAGCCACCACAGAAAAGGAAATGGAGTGCCAGTAGGAAGAGGAAAATCAATTGTGCCAGACCTCGTGGATTTTCTCAAAAAGCACATTGTGCCGCTAAAAAAAGGAGAAGTCGTAAGAGGTGAGCCACTTAAAGTATGTAACAAATGTAAAAAAAGAGAATTTTTTTGTACTTGTTGGAAGATAATGAAAGGAAGATATTATGCCTAAAGACGCTTGTTATCACAAAGTAAAAGCTCGTTATAGAGTTTTTCCGTCAGCTTATGCCTCAGGAGCTATTGCAAAATGTAGAAAAGTTGGTGCAGCCAACTATGGAAAAGGTGGCAAAAAAGCTAAGAAAAAAGCCGAAGGTGGATTAATAGAAATGAAAAATGGTGGTTCTGTTCCAAAGCAAACTAGAAAAAGAAAAACTAAAAATCCAAATATTGCACGAGGTTGTGGTGTGGTTATGAGCAATAGAAGAAAAGTAACAAAGTTTAGATAATGGCTGTTCGTAAGACAAAAGCTGGTTTAGCACTTAAACGATGGTTTAAGGAAGACTGGAGAGATCAAAGAACTGGCAAAAAGTGTGGTAGGCAAAAAGGTGAAAAACGAGGCACACCTTATTGCAGACCAAGTAAACGAGTGTCTTCAAAAACACCAAAAACTGGATCTGAGATGACAAAATCAGAAAAACGTAAACGTATTTCACAAAAAATTAGATTAGGTCAACCAGCAGGCAAGCCAAGAAGAGTTCAGGCAGCAAGACGTAGAAAGAAAAAATAGTGGATGATTTTAAAAACATAGAGAATCAAATTTGTGAAGAAATTCGTGAATGGTCAAGATATGCTTTAGAAAAGCCAAATAAAAATTATAACAATTTACCCTCGTGTCCTTTTGCAAAAACTGCTTGGAAAGATAAAAGAGTTGGTTTTGCTTTTAAAAATACACATTCATATTACTGTTTAGATACTTTAATTGATTGTTTCAAAGATAATAAAGATTTAATAATTATTGTTGATATGTGTTTTGAAAATAATGAAAAATTTCACAAACATTTAAGTAATGTAAATGAAAAAATTCACAAAGGTGATTATAAACAAAAAGATGTTTGGATTATGGGATTCCACCCTGACGATGATGTAAATGAACTTATAGATGATGGTACATTTGCTGAAATTGTAAAGGAAGAATATGCTTTGATATTCGTCCAACGATTAACAAAGCTACAAGAGAGTGCAAATAAATTGAAGAAACTTGGTTATTATGATAAATATTATAATGAATACAATGTTGAAGAAATTTATGAGCAAAGACAACAATACTATAACAATCTTAAAAGGAGACAAGTATGGCAATGAGTCCAAGAAAAATGAACGCTATGGGCGATCAACTTAAAAAGGCAGCTAAAATGATGGCTGGTGGAAAAGTAAAAAAGATGCGTGGTGGCGGCATGGCTAAAAAGATGAGAGGCGGCGGCATGGCTAAAAAAATGAAAAAAGGTGGTAAAGCCTAATGGCGACCTCTAGTTCTACAAATTTTGAATTAGATGTTGCAGAATACATTGAAGAAGCTTTTGAGAGATGTGGCTTAGAAGCTAGGACAGGCTACGATTTGCAAACAGCTAGACGTTCTATGAATATCATGCTGGCAGAATGGGCAAATCGTGGCTTGAATCAATGGACTATTGAGCAAAGAACTCAGTCTTTAACTGCTAATGATGTTGACTATAGCTTAGACACAGATGTTATAGATATTTTATCTGTTGTCGTAAGAAGAAGTGATACAGATTTTAGTATGAGCAGAATTAGTAGAGATACATATTTGAATATACCAAATAAATCTACTACTGGAAGACCTACTCAATATTTTTTAGATAGGCAAATTACACCTAATTTAAAAATATATCCTGCACCAGAAAATAGCACAGACGTTATTGTGTATGATGCTCTTACAAGAATGCAAGATGCTGACACGCAGGTTAATACATTAGAAATACCATTTAGATTTTTTCCATGTTTAACTGCTGGTCTTGCTTATTACATAGCAATGAAGAGAGCACCTGATCGAATACAATTATTAAAAACTGTGTATGAAGAAGAATTTGAAAGGGCAATGGCAGAGGATAGAGACAGATCTGCTTTTAAAGTAAGTCCTCAACTTTCATATTACAAGGTAGGTTAATGGCTTTTGCTAAAGGTAAATACGCTTATCGAATATCTGATAGATCTGGATTTAGATATAGAATAAAAGATATGAGAAAAGAATGGAATGGTTCTATCGTTGGTTATGATGAATATGAAGAAAAACATCCTCAACTCACACCACCTAGAATAAGAACAGATTTAGAAGCTATTAGAGATGCAAGACCAGATGTCAAAGATGACAATAAAAAATTTATAGTTTATACTAATACTGGACTTGGAAATCTTGGCACGTTGTTAACATCGTTTAGTGCCACAGGTTCCGTTGGAACAGTAACAGTGAGCACGTCATGAGTTTTACGTTAACAACATTAACTTCTTCTATACAAGAGTGGACACAAAATGATGAATCAACTTTTGTTGCTGAAATACCTTTTTTTATAAAAAATGCAGAAGAGAGAATATTTAAAGTCGTTGATTTAGATTATTTTAGAAAAAATGTTACAGGAACAATGACAAGTGGTAATAAATTTTTAGAAAAACCATCAGATTATTTATCAACATTTTCTTTGTCTTATGTTGATTCAAATAGTCAAAATGTTTTTTTATTACAGAAGGACGTGAATTTTATTCAAGAATTTACACCTAATCCAAGCACTACAGGAAGCCCAAGGTTTTACTCTTCTTTTGATGTAGATACGTTTATCGTTGCACCAACGCCTGATACAAGTTACGCAGTTGAATTGCATTATTATTATAGACCCGCTTCTTTGACTACAGTAGATTCTGAAACCACATGGATTAGCACAAACGCACCAGATGCTTTATTGTATGCCTGCTTGGTTGAGGCATACACCTTTATGAAGGGTGAAAATGATTTAATTCAACTTTATACAGCAAGATTTACTGAAGCCATGAGTAGATTAAAAATTTATGGAGAAGCACAAGAAAATACAGATGCTTATAGGGAGGGCTTAGTAAGAATCCCAAAACAATAAAAAGGTAGCAAAATGAAAAAATTAAATAGTGTGGCTATTGTTGGTTTAGGCAATAGTTTTTCAGAATATATATTAGCAAAAATTAGAAGCGAAAAGTTTGATGAAGTTTGGGCAATAAACTCTATGTCTGGAGTTATTTATCACGATAAGTGTTTTATGATGGATCCACCATCAAGATTTCTTGATACACCTAATGCTGGTAAACAAACTAATATTATGGCAGACAGATTAAGACAAAAAATTAATATTCCTATTTTTAGTTGCACTTTAGATAAAAGATGTCCAGATGTTGTTGAGTTTCCATTACAAGAAGTCTTGCAAAAAACTGGATATGCTTATTTGAACAATACTGTGGCTTACTCACTTGCATATGCCATATCACAAAAAGTTTCAGATTTACATTTATACGGAATAGATTTTACTCACAAAGCAATTAATTTTGCAGAAGCTGGTAGAGCTTGTTGTGAGTTTTGGTTAGCTATTGCCATATCAAAAGGAATCAAAATTAATATTGCTCACAATTCTTCTTTACTTGATATGAACGTGCCAAATGATCAAAAACTATATGGCTATCATAGATTAGATGATCCACTTGTCTCTACTGCTACAAATGGCAGTATGTTGATTACAAGAAAATCAAAACTGGAGCCACCAGAGCCATTAGATGCAACATCTAATATTATTGGAAGAGAAGATATAC